GATTTTCTGTGACTTCTGTGATTAGTTTCATATTACCTCTTAATAGTGATGTCCAACAGGAGTACAATCCATGTCTTGTGTAACTGCAATTGTGTCTGCTGGTTGTTTTACTAATACCACAACTTCGTTTGCTTTTAATTTTATTGTCCCAGCAAATGGTGAATTTGTACCTGCTACAGTAACAGTTCCGGCAGTTGATCCACAAGTTATTCTAACTGCTGGGGCAGATCCTATATTGTTTGTACCACCACCACTTGTATGTGCGACAGTAGTACCTTTTAATGCAATCATGTATATCTCCTAAATTGTAAGCATTTCTTTGTCAAAATATTTCATGATATCCTTTGACTTGACGTTATGTTTCTTTGCTTCAGCGTCAATCACTTTCTCAAAATTCTTTAAAAAATCTCCCGGCTTAGACTCTAAGGTAGAAAAAACTGAGTCAATAACCTTCTTCATCTTGGGAGAAAGTTTTTTATATTCTGCGGATTTTTTGTGTTCATCCTTCTCAATTATACCATTATAAAAAGAATCAAACTCCTTCTTCATCGGCACCTTCCACCTCTGGAACGTGATTTGTTACCAGCTGGTTTGCGACTTCTACTCGTTTCAAATCAAGTGCATCACCAATTTTTTTCTGAATTGCGTGTTTAAACATACTTTCAGCCTCAATTTTGTTGTCATCAACAACTGCACTAACTAATTCTGGAATGCTCATAATATCTCCTATTGAAATTGATCTTCACCCTCTCCCTCTGGTTCTTCGGGATTTTCATCTTCAATCTGTTTTGACATTGTGTCAATCTCTTTTTCCGTCATTCTAAAAATATGTTTTTGTACATATTCTTTGGAAAAATATTGACCGATGAAAGGTTCTATAGTATTTAGTATATCTAATCGGTCACGCAAAAGATCCATGTCTCTCATCTCTGCATAATGACCATCTTTGAGAAACGTGTAATTCAGATGTTCTTTGATTGGGCTCCAATCTTCGTCTGTAATTACACCCTTCAGTATTAACTGTGTTCTCAAAATATCATTCATCAAACCTACAAATTTCTTTCTGAGTTTGACAATGAACTTGGTGAACTTTACCTCATCTCTTGTTATTTCTGCTCCCCGACCCAGATTGAATCCAGCTTCCTGTTCCAATCTACTGACAGGTATGTTCAAAGAACGATACAATTTTCTCTGGAAGTATTGAACATCTTCCATCTCTCCTAGATTCTGTCCGCCTGGTAATGTAGTAATTTCTGTCCCTCTACCACCCTCTCTTCGGGGCAACCAGAAATCTTCCAACATACTCATCTGATTTCTGTCATCACGAATCTCACCAGTTGATGCATTGTATACCAACTTGTTTCGGTAACGATTCATTACATCTTTGAGATATTGTTCTGCTTTAATCTTCGGAAGGTTTCCTACATCAATATAAAAAATTCTTCGTTCTGGGGCTCTGGATATCCGATAGATGACTACTGCATCTTCAATCATCCTGAGTTGATTTGTGGGTTTGATTGCTTTATGAAGGTAAGATTGAACAATACCTTTTGTATAGTCCATCATTCCAGAAGTACAATATGCAACCGAATCTGCAGCTAACTTAATAGATCCGCTTGATGAATTTTGCATTCCTTTTTCATTATATACAAAATATTCTTGTTTTATTCTTTGAACAGGAGTCCCTTTTACTGTGGCACCCTTTTCTATTTTCTTTACTTTTTTTATCTTTAACGAATCAATGTATCGTAATTCTTGTATTCCCTTTTGTGGATCGGTTTCATCTATAATCTTTTGAAAATATATTCTTCCGTCAATATACCATTGTCTAAAGATATCATGACCTTTATTATTAAAATCCAACAAGCGGAGTATCTGATCAAACTCTTCTTGAATACGTTGTTTTATTTTTGGGGTATGAGGAAGTTTGTCTGTGACAATCTCTATAGATTTACGAGTTTCCTCAGAACAGATTGACTCATTTACGATATCTTCTATCGCAAGGTCAGCTTCGGGGTGGGATGCAACATCACGATATCTACGAATAAGATCGTACTCGTTTCTTGCACTACCATCAATATCTAAAAATTCACTGTAAAAACCACCAGTGGTTGTAGCTCCGTCATCGGGAGTTGGAACCACAAAAGAAAGTGGTTCCTTCTCCTTCTTACGACTAATTTGAAAACCAAACAATTCTGCCATATCACTCCATTTACATTACAAATATTTATATCAATACCTAAAGTGTATTTTAGGTAGTTGTATTGGTTTCAAAATATTGGTATCTCCAAGTGATATCAAATTGCTCAACTGCATCATTTTGATCATAACCTAATGCAATTTCCGACAATGTGGTTGGCCAACATCCTCTCAACGTGTAAGTTTTGATTTTGTTACCAGCACGATCCAACTGATCTACAGTACCATCTGCAAGATAATCAGCAGGATTTTCTAATCCACTATTGTCCGAAAGAGTATTGATACCATTCATCCATCTCTCAACTACGTTTCTAATCAAGAAATCAGTATCATTAAGTACAGTGGTTGTCCATACATCAAATGTACGATCACCAGCAATGTACAAACTTCTTCCCCTGAATGCAACTGGTACTTCACCAATTGTCATACCAGGCAATGCAGCTGTTGTGCAGAGAAACGCCATTCGGTTTGTTTCTCCTCCAATAGCAGCATAGCCAGGAAAAGTCATTGTTACCTGAAACTGATTAGCACGAGCTCCACCACCAGCAAGATTCGCTTTGAAGTCATTAATGTTTGCCATTTTTTTCTCCTTACGCTCCTGCTACTTCACTGAACGACACACCTGTTCTTGTGGCGATAAAGTTCAGAGAAATAAAGTTAATAGATCGTGCAGGTTTCACAAAGATGTCTGCAACAAACTCATTTCGGTCAATGACTTCACCAGTATTATTGGTTTCGTCACAAACAACCAAGAAGTCTGTCATACCTCTTCGTCCCTGTACATCACGCATAAAAGGTTCTACCATGTTTCGGAACATAGCCCTTGTAAACTCATCGTTGAGTTCAAACAACTGAAACTTAGCAGCTGTTGCAATTGCTTTTTCCAAAGTGATAAACAACCTTCGTACATTAATTCTGTCAAATGCACTTGGTTTTGTCTGTGCAGTTTTATCTCCGAACAGAACTGTACCTTGGCCGGGGAATGTGCAAACTGGATTGATCCTTGCCTTATAGAGAATGTCTCTATTTGCTTTCTGAGGATTATATGCAAGTTTTACAACTCCACGAACTCCACCACGATTAAATCCTCCTGGCGAGAACCAAGAATCTGCGATAAGATCAGTTCTAGCACAAAGTCCTGCCATGTCTCCGTTTAGTGGAACCCACCGATAAGTATCGTTGTACTTGTCGTAGGTGTATTTCCATCCACTGTCAAGAAACGCATAAGAACTGGATGGAACCAGATCCATGAATGCTTTCACATTTGCAGTTTGTGTAATTTCAGATGTGACATTTACACAATCATCAATATGAGGTGAAACAAATGCGACTGCATCTTTACGATTAGTACACATTTCTACTGCATTGATAGCATCCGTTGCATTTGGACCTGAACTATTATCAGATGATTCAGCTCCACAAATGAAAAGACTAAGATCAACTGTTTCAGCATCTTTGAACCGATTAATACCATCCAAAATTTCTCCAGATGTTAATGCGTAATCATCAGTACCTCCAGCAAGAGTTCCACTTCCGTTTGCAAGTGTTACTGTAGAACGAGCTGTTGTTCCAGCAGTTATTGTGTCTTGACCCCAATTGGCTGCACCAGTTGGATGGTCTAACCAGTAAATATACTGTGAAGCAGCATATATTACATTTGGATAATAATTAGAAGATCCAGCAGGAGTCTTCGCATCAGAAATTACTGAAACATTAGCAAATTTTTCTAATGAAGTGCCTGGAATTCCAGTGATTCCACCAGTTCCATCAACTACTATAATGTGAATTTCATCAGCAGTAGTAGTTGCACCACCATTTCTATCACTAACATATTGTGATGTGCCAGGAGCACCATCAAACTCATAGTAGTATTCCCATCGTCTGCGAACATTAACACCAGAATTTGCTAATGCAGTACGTATTCCACCACTTTTTTCTGATGTTCCGTATCTCTCAATAGTAATTGTATTTCCAGCATCAATTGCGGTTACTTGATATTCATAACCACCAGCCTCTCCAAAGTTTACAATATCTCCTACTGCAAAACCAGTAGTTGCAGCCACACCAATTACAGTTGCACCAACTGCCTCTGCTGTGTCTACTGTAGTTTTATTGACTTCTTCCCAAGTAGCAGCATTTGGACACATGGAAACTTCAATTCCATTTCCCCATGTTCCAGCAGTTCTTGCAGCCCAAACTGCACCAGTACTTGATTGGCCATCTTTATAGTTTTCAGAGTAATGTTCTGTACTCTTAATAACAAAAGGAGTTCCAGAACTGGCAGCATTTACAGCACCACTTAGTGGACGAACCACTCTTAACGCATTTCCGTATCCGAGAAAAGAAGCAGCGGCAAACCAATCAGCACCATTATTGGTATTGGGTTTACCAAACACACTTACAAGTTCTTCTTCAGATGCAATTGCAGTTATGGTATCAATCGGACCTTTTTCTGCGGCCAAGACTGTACCAGCGATAGATGTTGCGACAGCAGGAACTACGTTTGTTAAATCTTTTTCCGTTACCTGTACACCAGGCGAAACTTGAAACGCCATTCCATCTCCTTAATAGAAGTGTTATATGCATATATTTAGACATTTAGGGTTTTTCAGAGAGGTCTTTTATAACATAAATATGTTATTATGACCCATTACGAGAAGTATAAAGATACAATCAAAGAGGGAGTAAAGAAAGCAAGGAGAAAACGTGATATATGGATTAACGAATACTTGGCCGACAAGTCGTGTTTACACTGTGGGGAATCAGAAACGTGTGCCTTGGTCTTCTACCCTGACAACCAAGAAATCCGAATCGTTTCAAGATCAAAAGGACTCAGAGAAAAACTCAGAGAGCCTATATTGGAAAAGATTAGGAAGAATAAGGTTGTGTGTATGAATTGTAGAAGTAAACTGGAGAATGATATTGAGTTATCACCAATCGGTTGAATGAGTTCTAGTCACTGGCGACCATTTTGTACCATATTCATCAACCATCTCACCTATAGTGACATTACCATATTCATCAGAAACACCATCTAGAATGAACCCAAAAGGTGCCATATCTTGCTCTATTGCATCTTCTTTTTCTTTCCATAGTTTTTGACGAATATCTACGTTAGTTAATTCTTTAAAATATGTCTGGTCTGATAACCATCCAAACAGAACTAATCCCATTACTAGATCATCAGTACAACCCTCATCAGCCTCCCAAGATTTTCCTTTTGATATGAACGTAGATATCTCTACTATGGTATCAAAATCTTGAATGAGTATTTTGTCTGTCTCCAACATGGTCTTAAAATTAGAACAACCAACTGCCTTGAGTGATTTGGTAGTTCTCACTCCCAATTGAGCTTTACCACCAGAGAATCCACCTCCAGCAATTTGACCATTTCTACCTCTCATAGATGACATGATCAGATTATCATACTCTAGATCAAACTGTAATGCATCTGCAATTTGAGCCCCAATGTCATTGATCTCCACAAGGACGTATGCGAGATTATATGCGGTTGAAACTCTGTGAATAATCTGAGGAAAGTTCATAGGTTTAATCTCATTATCTCTATATGTCGCAACTTGTCTATATGGAATCTCTGTGACATCTACAACTGAAAATGCAGAATAATCATTGGTAACACCTCTTGATACGTCTGCAATCAGTACATAAACATGATCATCTTTTGGATCTTCATATACCTTGAGTCCTGCATGATTTTTGATAGGTTCATTGTGAGATAATGCTTTAAGTTTTGCTGGATGAATGAGTGTATTTACAGACCCTATAAATTCACACTCAAATTCCACATTGAATTGTTGTTCACTAGTATTCTTGATAGTTTCCTGTTTCCACTTCTCATCACGGCCAGGAACCTCACTCCAATGTACCTCAATAGGAACATACGAATTTCTACCATTCTCTGCATCATTCCACATCTTGTAAAACATATTCATTCCATGTGGTGTACTTACCATCATTACCTTAGATGTTTTACCAGAGGAAATTGTAGGATAGACTGAACTGAAGAACTGCTCTGCGATATTATTTGGGACGTATGCAAACTCATCAAGGAAGATGATGTTGTAGGAACCACCCCTGACTGCACTTGAGGATGTTGCACTTGCGAGAATCTTAGATCCGTTTTCAAGTTCAAGAGATCCCTTGTTCCAAGTCATAACCCCTTGTTGCAACCACTTAGGTAGATGCTCGTATGCGAGTTGTAGCCTTCCTAAGAGATCCCTTGCAACTGCGGCCTTGTTTGCAAGAATCGCAACATTGACTGATGAATTAAAAAGACAGTAGTGTAGAAGGTATGCAATAATCGTTGTGGATTTACCAGACTGTCTTGGAAGTTTGCAGATGGAGAAACGATTGGTATGAAAGG